AAATCAAACCCATTCAACAAAATCATTGTTGTTCGTTCAGCGGTACAATCCCGTGAGATAGGTCACTTGCCTGGTGATGTAAACGAAAAGATGGAAATCTATCAACAACCATATCGTCAAATCTGTGAAACACTATTTGGGCGCCGAGATGCATGGGATAGATTAGAAGAACAACACCACATAGAATTCATTTCAACCTCATTCATCCGAGGCATGTCATTTGATGATGCCATTATTATTGTGGATGAAATGCAGAATATGACCTTTGAAGAAATTGATACAGTAATGACCCGTGTTGGTTATCGTTCAAAGATTATTTGGTGTGGTGATTACCGACAAACCGACTTGAATAAAAAGAAAAATGATGTATCAGGTATTCTCAAGTTCTTTGATGTAGCATATCATATGAAAGCATTTACTAAGATTGAATTTGAAGTAGATGATATCGTGAGAAGTAGCTTAGTCAAAGATTATATTATTGCCAAACTTAAATATGAGGATTCAGAATGAGTACAGAAGAAGATAAACTGAAACATAGCAAACGAATCCATGCTAAAGAGACTGCCGTTAAAAAGCAGACTAAGATTGCAAAAGCAAATGGCATTGATGTAAAAGAACCTCATAAGTTTGCAAAACTTCATGCAACAAATTGTGGACAACCAGGGTGTCCTTTGTGTGCAAATCCACGAAAAGTTTGGAAAGAAGAAACTATCCAAGAAAAACGATTCAAACAAGATAAAGTAGAAATTGAATAATGTTCATTCATTGCCCACCAATGGTTCTTCCGGACCTAAAATCGGAAACACACTCTGACGGTAAGCGTTACTACACATCTCCAAGCGGTAAGCGTTTACCTTCTGTGACAACTGTTGTTGGTGCAATGAAGAAACAGGCTATCATGGAATGGAGAAATCGTGTTGGTGAAGTAGAAGCCAACCGAATCTCCAAACTTGCCACTGGTCGTGGTAATCGTGTGCATGACCTTGCAGAACGATATCTAAAGAATGAAAAGATTGATTGGGTGCGGGAGATGCCGGATTCGGTAGAAATGTTCCGCACTTTAATTCCTTATCTCCAGAAAATAAATAATATACATTATATTGAACAGGCACTCTGGTCAGAACAAATCGGTATGGCTGGTCGTGTTGACTTGATTGCTGAATGGGATGGTGTTCTATCGGTTATTGACTTCAAAACTTCAAAGAAGATTAAGAAGGCGGAAGACATTCAAGACTATTTTGCACAATGTACAGCATATTCTGGTATGTACGAGGAACATGTAGGTGTGCCGATTGACCAGATTGTGATTGTTATGGCTGTTGAGAATGAAAAGCCTCTGATTTTCATTGAGAAAACTGGAGATCATATAAATACCTTATTGGAACACATAGAGTTCTATTTAAACAATAAATGAGGATATACTAAATGGCTACGACATTTACTTGGTCAATTGACCAGATGAGCACTATACAAGAGCCGCAACCAAATTACGTTGTTGAGGTCTGCTGGACATTAATGGCTGATGATGGAAATTATGTTGCGAGTGTTTCGAGTAGACATGTACTTCCAAACACCGAATCAACATTTGTTCCTTATGAAGAATTGACGGAAGAAACAGTTTTTAATTGGATACAAAATGCATTAGGTGTTGACGGTGTTAATAGTGCAAAAGCACAAGTGCAAGGATATATTGATAAACAAATTAATCCACCTACAGTCGTTCCTTCAGTTACACCACTGCCTTGGGTTCAGGAATAAAAAATGGCATTAGTCACAACCGGAGAAATTAGTATTGGTGGTAATGCCACCTCTGGAGGAAGAAATCGTTCGATTAACATCGAATTGGGTCGTGCCGCTGGTGCAACAAGTAATTTGAATGAAACTGCACTCAGAACACTTGCTGGTGTTTCTTCTGGTGCTATTAGCTTAGCCAACTTCTATGATAAATCCAACATCACATTTTCTTTAGCATCATTAATTGACATTGTTGGGACAGCCAATCCGGGTGATACTGCTTTTGCTGAACATAGATTTGAGACTAATGGAACAATGACATACGGTACTAACTCTACGTTTAGTACATCGATGGGTAACTGGGCATCACCTACCACTACTGGGATTGGTTCAAGTTATTGGATTAGATATACTCAAACTTCTAGTGGTGGTGTATCTACTGAAACTGGCTCATCAAGAGGTGTTTGGCATCAACTGTCATCACAGAGAATTTTTGGCCTTTCAAAAGTGAATAATGGTTTCGCTTTCCGTATATACACTGTTGAAATTTCTTCCGATAGCGGCGGCTCTACTATTGTTGCAAGCAAAACAGGCGTGCGGATAGACGTTGAAATTGTTTTCTAATAAAGTGGCAACAATTACAATATTTAAAAATAACACTTGACATTCTCCTTAGGAAAGGATATAATATGTCTATGAAATCAAAAATTTTAGGTATAACCTTACTTTTAGTTGCCGGTTCTGCATCGGCACAACATTGGCAACATCATCATTGGCATAACCATTACAGACACCATGGATATATTCACGGTGGTGGAAATGGTAACTGGGTAGCACCTTTGATTATTGGTGGTGTTGTCGGAGCCGCCATTGCAAATAGCAGACAAACAGAAACGGTTGTTATACAACAACCTTCTGTAATACTACGAAATCCTCCAGTCTATGTAGAGCGCCAGCCGGTCTGTACAGAGTGGAAGGAAATCCAAACAGCCGATGGAACAATCTATCGGGAAAGAACTTGCACACAATAACGTGTGCATGTAATGATAGTAAACTTGGTATAAGAAAAGTATTCTGGACGGCGGGGCAGTACCGCCCTCGTCCACCATAATTGCATAATTTAATTTTTGAAGTGCAATTATGATGGGCGAGAAATAGTTTCGACAGGGTAACAAGTACGATATTCGGCTATCCGTCAGAGTTGACGTAAACACTAAAATAAAGTAACTGCAAACGACAGTGAATATCGCCTAGCCGCTTGAGGCTAAGCTGAGGTTTTGCCGGATGTCCTTATTATCCAATCATCCGGCTATCAGAAAGGAAAACATGAAAAGTAAACCAATACTTTTAAGCATGGTATTTTCCACAGTCATCATATTTCTTTCGTTGGTGGATATAAATCTTTATAAACTACCATTCAAAGCGAGTTTCGAATCTCTAGATAAAGAGACACAAAAGCAAGTCACTTGCCTCGCAGATAACATGTATTTTGAAGCCGCACATGAGCCACTAGCTGGCAAGAAGGCCGTTGCTTTCGTTACAATTAATAGGCTTCAAACAGGGAATTATGCAAATGACATTTGTGGAGTGGTATATCAAAAAACCGGCGGCACTTGCCAGTTCTCATGGTATTGTGAAAAGAATATTACCGATAAACGGTTGACAATACGCAATACTTCATTGTATAATGAGATTCGTCAGTTAGCAGTTAACATGGTCATCAACTACGAACATTATAAAGATGTTACAGATGGTGCAACATATTATCACGCAGACTACGTTAATCCTCAATGGAAACTAGAAAAGGTAGATCAAATTGGAAGACACATCTTTTACAGAAGTAGAAAAGACGAAATTAATCGAAACAAAGGAATCTTATAAAATGAGCAAAGAATTCACTACACTCATGGTTTGTATCACACTTGTGGCATGTTCATGTATTGCCGGAGTTACAATCTACAATATCAATGACCGTAATAACATGGCCAAGAATATTGAATCAGCCATTCAAAAAGGTATCGATCCAATCTCTGTGAAGTGTGCATACGAAACAAATGCAAATGCCGTGTGTATTGCATATTCGATGGGTAAGAAATAATGGCAACAAAAGAAGAACAAAGAGTCTTCTCCGCTATCATTGACGATATGGTGAAAACAAAGCGAATCGGTTACATGGAAGCTGTTCTACTTCATTGCGAAGAGACAGGTTTCGAAGTTGAACTAGCCGCTACTTTGCTGACAACACCAATCAAATCTAAGATCAATGATGAAGCACAAGCCGGTAATATGATTAAGAAAGTGAATAAGCTACCGATATGAACGAAGCTGGTGGTTATGATGCGTTTGCGTTGTTTCATGGATTAAAACTCCATTTTACAACAAATTATGATTATGTGAAATACCATGGTAAAATCTCCATCGGTAAAGATGCATTCATGCTACGAAAAGATAAGTTTCATTTCTACAAACTTTCTCGTAAATACAAGAAAGATGAATTGTTCGGTTTCTATATTGCCAATCTCCTGCACAATCCAAAATGTTGGGCAGGTGATTTAATGATGGAAGATGCCGAATCGGAGTACAAAGTTTGGCTCAAAACACAACAATCACTCTCATATCTCTTTGAACAGGACTTGTCTACCGCATTTGATTCGGTAAACAATCCAGAAGAACTGTTGAAAGTGGTTGACGGGCAGTACCCGTTGTTGTATAATTTATACTTACATGATAAAGTGAAAAAGGAAACAATACTCATTCTCAATGACTTTATGAATTTTATGCCTATGTGGAAAAAGAAAGTTGAAGATGATATATTGTTTCCAGACTTCACTCAAAGTTGTGAAAAGTACAAACCGTTCTTTTCATATGATGAACAAAAAATGAAAAAGATTCTAAAGGACAAAATATGTCAATTAGCATGATTTATGTTGATATGGATGGTGTGATTGCTGATTTCTCGAAGCGATACAAAGAGAAATTCAAAGTGACACCAGAAGAAACCCGAAACAATAAAGAGTTTGGTGGTTTCTTTAAAAAGTTTATTGATGATAAAGAATTTCAAACCCTCGATATGATGGGTGACACCTTTATACTATTGGGATTTCTGGATAAATTGCCAATTGAAAAACAAATTCTATCGTCAACTGCACGACCTGATAGCCATGATGCAATTGCACCACAAAAACAAAAGTGGCTCGACACTCGCCGAATTAACTACAAAGCAAACTTTGTTCCAGGTAAATCTCTGAAATACAAATTTGCTACACCTGATTCTATAATCATTGAT